GATGCGGGTTGGATTTGTGAGCCGCATGATTCTGGAACTTTGTTTGCTTGGAATTAACTAAGGAGAAAGTGTAATGAGTACAAGATCTAATGTTTTAATAAAGCTGGGATCCACCAAGATTTATCTATACCGCCACCATGACGGTTATCCCGGTGGAAATGGTGGGGACCTGGCTGAGAAGTTGATCAAAAATGGTAATGATGGTGCTGCTTTTATTGAAGATCTGATTTCAGAAAAGTATGACGATGGTAGAGCAGTATGGGAATTAACCACAGATCTGCATGGAGACATTGAATGGCTTTATGTTTTCGCTTTCAATAAGTTTGAGGATCTGGATCCTAAAGTCTGGGTTGTTGAGCGAAGCAATGAACGCGAAGATGGCTATTGGAAGATGATCTCAGAAGAAGATGCCAAAAAAGAAATTGGACTGAAAGGTTTAGTTGATATGGCTAATAAAGATCGTTTAGAGATGAATGTGAGAATTGCAGATATGAACATGAAGAATTTTACTGGTGGTGAAGTAAGAGCTGATAATTTTTGGGATCTTATTTCTTTAAAAGAAGAAAAGGAGGCAGCGTGAAATCTAAACGTAAAACTTTAAAAAATTGGGATGAGTGGGCCAGAGCTTTTGAAGCTTTTGATGGCACTCCTGTTGTAGTCCTCAATAAGCCAGATCACTTGGCTTCATTAAAAGTGATTAAACCTAAGAAGGAGAAAGCATGATCTCATTTATAACACGCTGGCTCCTAGAACAAATATCACAATCAGACTCTCTTTGTGATCTGGATAGACGAGTCTTTAGACATCATATCTACAATGTTCCAGCTGAGAAAGCCAAGGCATTTGAAGAGTGGTTCGAGAAATACATCGGACTTGATTATAAATGTGAGAGAGATGGCAATGTTAAGCACTATTACTTTTATGGGATGAATGGACCAGAATTTGAAATGTTAATGAGTAAGGGAGGGGAGATAGTATGACTAGAAAAGAGATCCTGGCAATGGCCCGGGGAATAATAATTGCAACCAGGAAGGTAAAAAAGAATGAGTGATTTTGCAGAAGATCTAGCAGAGTACGAGTATGACAAGTTTCAAGATGCTTGTGCTCATTTTGATGATGCAGTCTGGCAATACGTCAGAGACTTAAACCTTCAAGGTCTGAGTGCAGCTGAGTGTATTAAAGAAGGAGAGAAGCTGCAAACCAAGTATAAGGAGAAAAGAGATCTTACAGCTAAGAAACCTTTTGCCGTCCATCTATGATACAAATTGGAACGTATAAATACAATAAGTAGTATATAATAGGAGACAATATGAAAAACGATCAATCAATATTAGACATGACCAGGGACCAATGGCTTGAAGCTAGACGCTCTGGAATAGGGGGTTCCGATGCTGGAGCGATCCTGGGAAAGAACAAATGGAGAACTCCGCTGGACGTTTACCAAGATAAGATCGGTAGTGCGCCCGCTACAGAAGAGAACGAAGCCATGTATTGGGGACGTAATCTGGAGGATCTAGTTGCTAAAGAATATGAGATTAGAACTGGCAATAAGATCCGCCGCAACAACCGTATTGTGAAGCATCCAGAGCATGATTTTATTATCGCTAACCTGGACCGCGAGATCGTCGGCAAGGATGGGATCCTAGAGGTTAAAACTTCAAGGGTTGCATCTGATTGGGGGGATCCTACTTCAACTGAAATACCAGCTAATTACTTGGCCCAGGTTCAACATTATATGGCAGTAACCGGAGCTGAGTTTGCTGATGTTGCGGTATTGATCTCTGGATCCGATTTCCGGATCTATCACATCCCAAGACATGAAGAATTAATTGCTGCAATGATCGCAGCTGAAGTTAAATTCTGGAACGAATATGTCCTGGCTGGTGTTCAACCGGATCCGATCAGCGCAGCAGATATGAAAACTCTGTGGCCTGTTGATAACGGTGAAATATTGGTAACAACTAATGGGACCACTAAAACGGTAGCAAAACTCAAAGATGTTAAACAACAAATTAAGGACCTCAAAGTAGATGAAAAAGATCTAACCGTTGAGATCCAAAAAGTAATGGCCGACAATTCCATTTTGGAGGATGGAGATGGCCATACCCTTGCGACGTGGAAGGAGAGGATCACGCGTCGTATTGACACCACGCGGCTCAAAGAGGATGGCTATTATGAGCACTATTTGTCTGAATCTTCGGGCCGCACTTTTTTACTTAAATAAAGGAGAGATATATGACTAAGAAAAAACAAGAAGTCGTAGTCGAAGAGCCGCAAAAACAAATTGGCTTGATCGAAACCATGGCTGGAGAATATGGCCTGGAGCCAAAGATCTTTAAAGCCACGATCATGGCTGCAGCAGTTGGCGGTGGTAAGAATATGAATACTCTTGATCTTGCTCAACTACTTCTGGTTGCACATCAGTACAACTTAAATCCAGTGACTAAAGAGATATATGCTTTTCCATCTCGCTATGGGTTACAACCCCTGGTTGGTATCGATGGATGGCTAAAGCTGGCCAACAGTCACCCGGAGTTTGATGGTATTCAGACCGAGGTTGTAAATGACAAGGATGGCAACATGATCGGCATGACTGCAAGTGTCTGGAGAAAGGATAGATCTCATCCAGTGGTTGAAACTGAATTTCTCAGTGAGTGCCGTAAGAGCACCGAGATTTGGAAAAGAATGCCTAATCGTATGATGAAGCATAGAGCAAAGGCCCAGGCTATTAGAACGGCTTTTGGTTTTGCTGGCATTTACCTTCCAGATGAATTTGATCTTAACGCTGATCTAGCAGTAGATGATGCTGAAACAAAACCGAATGGCAAAGGCTTAGATGATCTGGCCGCTTCGGTGATCAAAGAGGATCCTGTTGTTTTAGATAATGAGACAGGTGAAATTATTAAACCTAAAAAGAAAGGAGCGAAGAATGTCAGAAAAAATGACAAACAAACGCGAGACGCTGCAGAAGCTCATTGATGCTTGGCCAGGTGGAATATCCCGCAACGATTTTCCAAGGGGATTTGCACTTGCTCAGAGGATCGCTGATCTGATCCACAAGGATGGTTTTGAAATAGAATCTACCCAGGTGGCTCATCAAAATAGGCATGGTAATACAGGCCATCATGCTATGTACACAATTTTAAAAATATAAGGAGAAATACATGAGTGGAAAGCTTTATGATCTAGTAGTAACAACAGGTTCTTACCTGGACAGTAGTGGGACATCTAAAAATCGTTATCAGAATATGGGTGCCCTTATGGAAAACAAAGATGGTGGCAAATATATTTTGATCAACAAAACTTTTAATCCAGCTGGTGTTCCGTCGGTTCCAGAAAAGGATTCAATTGCAGTGTCTTTATATAAACCAGAGACTAAACCTGCAGCCAAACGGCCAGAGCCAGAGCCAGAGTATGAAGAGTTTTAAAATAGCCGCTGCAGCTTTATATGGAATCTTGGTCCTGGGACTTGTCGGTACTATCGACTACCAGGACGAGATTATTGAAGGTCAGATCTACGTCAATAAAGTTTGTCGTGGAGAAATGATCGATTACAAAAAAATACAACCGGAGTGTCTATGAAAATTTATTCTCACAATTTTATCAAAATCAAAAAAGTGCGTGACATGACATCACTATCCACCAGCACAATTTATTCGTTAATGAAGAAGAAAAAGTTTCCCCAATCTGTCAAAATGGGGGATGATGGATCCACTGGTGCAGTTCGTTGGGTAGAGTCTGATATTGTTGATTATATTAATATTAGATTAGCTAGTCGAGATTCAGCATGATTGTGCCAGTACCTGTGCCAGTAAATTTAAAACATTTCACAAATCCTTTCATACCGGGGCCATAAAGACTTCATTCGATTCCGGCCCCGGGCACCACTTAAACTCTTCCAGTAATTCCTAAATATTCCTAATAAGTAGTCCACATCGGCTCTCCCAGGCCGATTTCTTTTATCTGATAATTCTTATAATTCTTATTTATTCTACTGAATCTTAGTTTATACTGTGCCAGTACCTGTGCCAGTAGAATAAAAAATGTTAACTGATCGCAAAATTAAATCATTAAAACCAACTGAAAAAGCTAAATGGGTTTCTGATTATGCTGGTCTATATTTAAGAATCGGACCAATTTCTGAAGGTGGTGGTAAGACCTGGAGGTTTAGATTTAAGAATACTTCTAAAAGCTTGGGTAAATATCCAGAGGTTGAATTAGCAGAAGTAAG